AAAACTTACCAACTGATAAATTGATAAAACACTTTGATTCATGCACCGCACCATTTAGAGGATTGAACGATGGTAAGTTTTATTATTGTCATCTAAACACTTCGGCCGTTAGAACAAAGTTATTTCCATTAAGTGAAAATGATTATGTGGATATAAACACAATTTCAAAAGAAAATTTACTTAAATTTGATTTGGGATATACCGATTTAGGATATATTACATTTTGTGATAATTGCAATGGGTGTAATACTGGAATTAAAATACCAGTTGGGTATGAAAAACAGGGAATACGAGAATTATGAAAGTAATAATTGATATAGATAATACGTTATGCAATAGTAACATACGATTTGCTCTAGCAACAATGCCAAATGGAAAAATAGATTGGGAAGCAGCACATATTCCTAATAATATTTTGATGGATGACCCATTTTATCCTATGATTGATTTAGCAAAAAGATATAAGAAAGATGGTTTTGAGGTTATACTACTTACAGGTCGACCGGAGTCAGTTAGAGGAGTTACGATTGAATGGTTAAAAAAATATGATATAGAATATGACCAATTAATTATGCGAAGTTGGGAAGATAATTTTTTAAAAGCACCAATCTACAAAAAGAAGATGTATAAAACGCACATTAAATCAGATGTATTTTGTGCATACGATGATGACCAACGAATAATCGATATGTGGGTTGAATTAGGAATACCTTGTTTTAAAGTTTATGTTATTGATTAATAGAAATCCTCAAACATTAGAAGAATTAGGTTCAACATATATTGGCCCTTTGGTATTCAATTACTTTAAATGGTTAATTGATAATCTAAATGATGTCGATTTAGTTTTATTTAATTCACGAGAAGGATATTTTCTAAAAGATATTTGGGAAATTTATAGAGATAAATACGATTTACCAAAGAGTGTATATTTCAAAACTTCTCGTAAATTAGCATCGATGATTTCATTTACAACGGAAACTGAAATATATGCTTCATTTAAACTACATAGGTATGAGGGTGATATTAATGATTTATTATTTGATAGATTTGGTGTAAAAGTAAACACTACAAAACAGTGGATTGATACAACAAAGGAATTACCGAATTTAAGTGAATGGATTGAAACGATTATTATCAAATCAAATGAACTTAGAATTGAGTATAAAAAATATATAGATGATGTAATTGGTTCTGCGAAAAATATCATAATGGTAGATAGTGGATTTCAAGGAACAACACAATATTATTTGGAAAAGGTTTATGGTTATAAATTCAAAGGAAGATATTTTACATATAAGGGTAATTTACCAATAGAAGATGCAAAAGGATTATATCCATTTTATGAATCAACATTTAAAGATAATATAATATTTTTTGAATCTATTTTTGTAGATAAAGTTGGAACATATATTGATTTAGTGAATGGTAAATTTATTAATGCTGATTGGGAAATTACTGAATCAGATTTTAGAGATAAACAATCTATAATAGATGGAATAAAACAATATATAAAACTAAATATTTCACTCCTACACTTATATTCTCCACAAATAGAATTTGGTGATTTTATGTTTGATAAGATGTGTGAAAAGGGATATGTTCAAAATGAATCATTATTTGATAGTTTTAAACATGAAAATAAATTTGTTAGAAATAGTACAAAAAAAATAGACAGAAGATAATGAACGACAATTTAAATTTTGTATTTTTAAAAAATTCATTAGATTATAATGGAGATGAGCGTTACTCACAACAAGGCCCAATTTTTAATTATATTATAGAAAAAAAATACTCTTATACTTTAGATGGTAAGTTGGATGAAACCAAAAAAAATATATTATTAATAGAATCAAATCATAAATTTGAAAGTTTATTACATATACCAGATAGTATATTTGATTACATAAAAACAAATGATGTAAAAATGTTGTTTACAAGCATGCCAGACCCATGCAATGAACCCACATTTGAACTTGGATATGATTATATTCAAACAAAATTACCAAAAAACAAATATTATTTATTAGATAGTAATACTCGTTTACCTAATATATTTACTTTTGATTTTTTCTTAGAAGAAGCTATTTGGCATAAAAACGATAATTTTATTAGTGATAAAAATTCGTTAGGATATGTTAGTGAAGAAATTGAAATATCTGAATTAGACGTATTTAGGAATAAAAAATTTTTATGTTTTAATCGTAATAACGATAAACCTCATAGAATATCATTATTTTATGAATATCTTACAAACGATTATTCAGATTCATATTTTACATTTTTATTGAAAACCGAAGGATATTCATTAATATACCAGTTAGATGATAAAAAAATACCAATTGAATTTTTTAATAAACACTTACCAATTGAATTAGATACATTCAACATAAAAGATAAATCTAATTTTAGTGTAACCAATACATTTAAAAAAGAATTATTTTTAAATTCTTGTATACATTTAGTAACCGAAACATCTTATGATTTAAATGAATTATTTATTTCAGAGAAAATATTAAAACCTATAATTAACTACCAACCATTTATTGTATTTGGACCATATGGATATTTAGAAAAATTACGTTCATATGGATTTAAAACATTTAATGAATTTTGGGATGAAAGTTATGATTTGATTGTAGACCCTAAAGAACGATTTTTCAGTATATTGAAAATTGTAAAAGAATTTAATTCAAAACCAATCGAAGAGTTAAATGAATTATATAAAAATGTAAAACATATATGTATATATAATAAACAACTATTTGATTCGATGGAAATTGATAGTTTAGATAAAATATTAAAAACAATAGAAAATGAATGGTAAAAAGGTTTTGATAACGGGTGCCAACGGATTGGTTGGTAATTATATGGTAGAAAAATGTTTACAAAGAGGTGCAATCGTAACCGCCGTAGATATTGTAGAACCATTAAATCAATTAGAAAAATACAAAGAGAGTGATTATCAGTTTATTAAAGCTGATTTAAGAGAATTCAAAAATTGTAAAAGAGTAGTGGAAGGACAAGATGTTATTTTCCACATTGCAGGTGTAAAGGGTTCTCCAAAAAGAGCAGCAGAACAACCTGCAGATTATTTTGTACCGATGTTGCAGTTTAATACCAATATGATGGAAGCTGCACGTTTAGAAAATGTAGAATGGTATGTTTACACATCGACAGTTGGAGTATATCAACCGGCGGAAGTATTTTACGAAGATGATGTTTGGAAAACCTTCCCATCAGAAAAAGATAAATACGCAGGTTGGGCAAAAAGACTTGGAGAACTTCAAGCAGAAGTATATTCAGTATCATATGATTGGAATAAAGCATCAATTGTAAGACCTGCAAACATTTATGGTAGACATGATAATTTCGGTCCAGAATCTACCGTCATCGCATCTTTAATTAAACGATTATTTGGTGAGAAAGAACATCCATTAGTGTGTTGGGGAGATGGTTCACCTATTAGAGATTTTATCTATGCAGGTGATGTTGCAGATGGAATTATTCAAGCATACGAACAAGGTATTACGCAACCAATAAATTTAGGTAGTGGAACTGGAGTAACAATCAAAGAACTTGCAGAAACTCTTGTAGAAATCTATGAAGAAATGTACGGAGTTAAAGTTCAAATTGAATGGGACCCAACTAAACCAAATGGAGATGAGAAGCGATTGATGAGTACGGAACGTGCAGAATCATTTGGAATCAAACAAAAAATATCCTTAAAGACAGGATTGAAACATACGATAGATTATTATTTAAACGAATACAAAAAATAAGTTATGAAAAAAACGGATAAGATTTTAGTTACTGGTGCAAGTGGATTTATTGGTTCACATCTATTAAGATTATTATGGGAGAAAGGTTATAGAAACCTACGAGCAACATCTCATAGTAGAAATTTAAGAAACGATTTCGTAGGAACATCTGATGTTGCGTTTTATAAAGGAAATTTACAAGATGCAAAGTTTTGTGCAGAAGTTTCCGAAGGTGTAGATGTAGTATTTCATTGTGCAGCAAATACATCAAATGCATTAGATACAAAAGAAAATCCTCTATTACACGTTACTCCAAATGTAGAAATGAATGTAAATTTGATGGAACAAAGTTGGAGAAATGGGGTTACGAAATTCTTATTCATTTCATCTAATACAGTTTATCCAGATATGAAGGATGAGTTTTGTACGGAAGATATAAATGTTCATGCAACACCTACATTCCCAATATATGGAGCAGTTGGTAATATGAAAAGATATGGTGAATTACTTTGTGATTATTTTTCACATCAAATTCACAATCCAATGCAATGTTTAATTGTTAGACCTTCAAACGCATTCGGACCAAATGATAAATTTGATTTTGAAAAGTGTCATGTTACACCCGCAAACATTCGTAAAGTAGCAGATAATTTAAATCCAATTCCGGTATGGGGCGATGGTTCTGAAATCAGAGATTTATTGCACGTAGAAGATATGGCCGATGGATTTATTTGGGTTGCTGAGAACAACGATACATACAATATTTTTAATGTTGCTTATGGAAAGGGTTATAGTGTTAATGAAGTGTTAGGGTGGATTAAGGAAATTGAAGGAAACACTAATCCAATCGAATTTGTAAATAATAAGGCACCGATGATTCCGGTTAGATTACTTTCATCTAAAAAAATAAACGATGCAGGTTGGAAACCAAAAAGAGATTTAAAACAGGCATTGAAAGAAACCATCGAATGGTATAAAGAACATAAAAACGAATATAATCCAAATTCAAAACCATAAGTTATGAGTTCACCACAATTTACACCATATGTAGATGCATTGACAAGTGCTATGAAGACTATAATGGAAGATGAATCTACTATTTTTATAGGACAACAAATTGTATATTATGGAAATCCAATGTCAAAGACTATTGAAGGATTACCAAAAGAAAAAATGATTGAAGTTCCTGTTATGGAAGAAACTCAAATGGGAATGAGTTTAGGATTGGCTATGAATGGCCATAAAGTAGTAAGTTTTTATCCACGTTGGGATTTTTTAATATGTGCAACTAATCAACTTGTGAATCATTTAGATAAAATCGGATTAATGTCAGATGGTACTTGGAATCCACATATCCTAATTAGAGTTGGTAAAGGTTCTGATAAACCATTAGACCCAGGTCATCAACATAAAGGGAATTATACTGAGCAATTTAAATCAATGTGTCCAAATATTGAATTCCATGATTTAAAAACTTGGCAAGATGTTGAGTTAAGTTATAAATATGCAATAGAAAATGTTGGTATTCATCTATTGGTTGAATATCCTGAATTATATTATGCAAATACATAGAGTTTTTGATTTTTTAGGTCCAAGTGGATTTATTCCAAATGGATTGAATTATAATTTTACAAGTGATTTGTGGGATAATAATTTTTTTATTGATAATGATTTTATTACTGCGTTTTCAAAAAAATATTTACAAATAGCAGTATATGATTGTTATTTAAATATTGGTGATATGTGTATAAAAGACCATCATATAAATGATTTACAATATGATGATAATACTAACACAATAGGAAACCCATCAGATGTCTATTATTACACAATCGCACCATTCGGAAATTTATTAGTATCAACTGGCGATGATTTTACATATCATCAAAATAAACATACGTTTGATTTCATATCAGCTCGTGCAAAAGAAAATTTAAAGGCCAAAAACTTTTTTTTAATATTTGATTATAGTAGTGAGGGTGATATTAAACCAGAACTATTTGATAATATTCATAAAACTTGTGATAGATTAGATATAAACCCATCTAAGATATTGATAATCACAGCATCTGCAAATACTACTGAATTGTATAAAAATTATTATGTAAAAACTAATAATCCAGAAAATTTATTAAAAACAACTTGTTATCCATGGCCAATATTTGCTAAAAGTAAAGAAACTCGTGATTTATTGAACGATGTAAGTGAAATGAATTTTAACGGTCATACTAATATAAATTCAATTACAAAAACAAATGATTTACTTGAATTAAAAAATAGGGAAAAGAAAGCATTGATGTTAAATCGTAGATTACGACCACATCGATTGGTTATTTTATCTTTATTACAAAATGATGGGTTATTAAATAATACTCTTTCATCGTTTGATATGGGAGAAATGTTATATACACCAGATGCGGGATTGGATTTGGTTAATGGTGGTGGATATGATGGAAACCCATATATAGAACCACAACATTATAAAAATAAAATGAGTACGGGGTTTCATAATTTAACAAAAATAAAAAAGAGAGTTGTAGATTATGATGATTTAGATTCAGTATGGGGATTTGCGTTTGAAACAAAAGATATATATGAAAAAACATATTTTAGTATTGTAGCAGAAACGTTATTTTATGAAATGGGAACATATATTTCAGAAAAAACATTAAAACCAATAGCTCATTTACATCCATTTGTATTAGTAGGTAGACCTGGTATTCTTAAAACTCTTAAAAATTATGGATTTAAAACATTTAGTGATTTTTGGGATGAAAGTTATGATGATATTGAAAATAATAGTGATAGAATTATTAAAGTATATGAATTGATAAAAACACTAATAACTAAATCAACCGAAGAATGGGATGAAATGATGAAACAAATGTTTCATATATTAGAGTATAATAGAAATCATTTATTAAAATATACTGATGAATATGTAGCTGATATTTATATGAAAAATCTTAATAAAATTATTAACAATAATGAAGAAATACATTTATTATGATAAAAATATATGAAGATACTGCTAAAAGATTTTTTATCTATGATGATGTCATAGATACAAATATATTTGATACTATTACTAATGAAATAATAGACCAAAAAAGTGAAGGAAATCAATCAGTTAGATTTGCAGTAACAAACAATATAACAAATACAACTTTCGGTATTTATCAAAAATTTTATAAAGATTTTACTGATATTGAAAAAGAAATGTTTCATAAAAATTATGATATAGATACAGATTATGAATTATTAAGACGTGATTCTGATATAATGTTAAGTAATCAAACACGAGAAACAATAACAAAAAATATACATAATCTCATTAAAGAGATTTATAATAATAACAACATAGAAATAGAATATCAATCGGTAATCGAATATGGTCCTGGTTATTTAATGAGAATTCATTCCGATACATCACCTGGTAATAGTAGATTATGTACTGCAGTTTTATATTGTACTGATATGCAAGAGGGTGATATTGGCGGTGATGTTCTTTTTTATGATGATGAAACCGGTAAAAATATTATTTATACCTATAAACCGAAAAAAAATCAATTAGTAATTTTTGATTCATATTATAATACACCAGGAATATCCCATTCGGTTACTAAAATTGAAAATTGGAATAGATATGTGTATAGAATTTACTTTAAAGACCCAAATAGAAAAAATGAACTTATTTAAAAAAATTGTTGAGTATTTTAAGAAAAAACGAAACAAAAAGAAACAAATGGAAATTTATAAAAAGAAATTAGAAGAATTGCGTAAGAGAGACCCATTCGTTTACAAAAATCACTAATTATGAAAACATTCATATTTATATACTAAGATAGAGCAGTAAATTATGAATGAATTAAGTAAATATCTGATGGAACAAATACTTTTAACCGAAGAGGAGTTAAAAGATTTTGTTGTAGTATATTCAGGTAGATTTCAACCATTTCACAAAGGTCACCTTGCAACTTATCAAGGACTTGTAAAAAAGTTTGGTAAGGATAGAGTGTATATCGGTACATCTAATAAAACCGATAATCAAAAATCACCATTTAATTTTAAGGAAAAGAAAACCATAATGACTAAAATGTTTGGTATTCCATCAAACAAAATAGTTGAGGTTAAGAATCCTTATGCTCCTACTGAAATACTTAAAAATTTCGATGAAACTACAACTGGATTTATAACTGTTGTTGGTGAAAAAGACAAACAACGTTTGGGTGGTAAATACTTTGAAAAATATAAAGGTAAAATTGAATTTGGGTATAAAGATAAAGGATACGTTTATGCTTCACCTGCTCAACCAAACGCAGTTAGTGGAACTGATGTTCGTAATTGGTTAAGTAAAGGTAGTGATGATGAAAAGAGAAAAAATTTCTTAAAAGCATATCCAAAATTTGATGAAACAATCTACAAATTCATTACACTTAAATTAGCAAAGTTAGGCGAATCAATAAATGAAGATATTACGATGGATGTCAATATTGGTGATACTGTCTTAATGGGTAAATTCAAAAATAAAAAAGTAGTAGTGAAATCAATCGGTAAAGATGAACATGGAATGCCAACTATAAATGGTAAAAAAGCAACCACATTCAGAATAATACCAAAACAAAATATTTTTAACGAAACTGCTATAGCAAGTGGTGGTGAAGATTCGCAACCAGATGGTGGTTATTTACCAAAAGGTAAAAAACGTAAATTAGGTGCAGATGATGGTGTAAATAGTAGTGATGAGTGGTTTGTAAGAGGCGGATATACTCAAACTGATTTTCCAAAAGCAGATGCAATATTTGCTAAAGATGATGAAGACCAATTCACATTTAAAATTAAATCAAAAAACAACGCAAGAGCGGATTTTGAAGCAACAACATATCCATATGCACCATCTGATATTGATGTAACAAAACCAGTAGAGAAAATAAAAGTGAAAAAACAAAAAGCTAAAAAGAAAGATATAGTAGAAGAACTAATTAGTGAGTATTCTCAATTATTAGATTTATTGGAAGGAAATGACGATGATAAATACGTGCACGTTGGGTATGGAAAGTATAAAGAGAAAGGTAAGGAGAAAGACCAAAACGCACCTACATTTGAAAAAGATGATAGTGGTAAATATATTGAATTAAAATCAGATAAACCTTCTACACAAAAAACAAAACCAACTGGTCAAGCAATACAAGGTGCAGATATGTTTAAACACGACAAAAGTGTTAAACAACAACCTGCTAAACCAAAAGAAGATTGGACAAGTGGGAAAGATGGTTGGGAAATCTTAGATGATGACCGTGCAAAGGTAAAAAATATTAGAGATTATAGTGATGAAGAATATCAAGGTGAGACTGGTGAATATTTTGAAAATGATGTAACTAAAAACGTTGCACCAAATGCTTTCAAAGATGAAACAGATATGATTCAGAAAATGAAAGCAGCAAAACCTATTTACTTATCATCCGAAGATATGCAGAATATGAGTAATACCGATGTTGGTGAAATTCTTTCTGCAAGTGAAGAAGGTGGTTCTAATGCTATGAAAGCAAGAGGTAAAGAACTTGCAGATGAATATGGTAAGGATTGGAATAGATTAGAAAAAGGTATTCAAAAAGGAAATAACGTTCCACCACCAATTGCTTTAAGAGATAAAAATGGTGATTTACATTTAGTTGCAGGAAATACTCGTTTAATGTCATTTACTGCGTATGGTAAGAAATTACCGGTGAAAGTAATGGATTATGATGGTGTATTTAATAAAGGTTCGGAACCAGAAGATGGTGGTGCTGATGTTTCAAAGTATAGTGTAAAGAATTTAAAAAGAAAGATTAGTGGTTGGGCAGAAAAAGAAAAAGAATTCTTTACAAAACATCAGGATAAACCAAAATCGGATGAACGTAGAAGTTGGGGTGAGGCATTAAGAGATAAAACAAAGGGTGCTAGAAATGCTATTGTTCATGGACTTAAACATGAAGCACATTTATTTAAAACAGCAGGTAAAGGTGTTGCTAATTTTGTAAGTGGTAAAGGTGTATCGGAAGATGAGAAAAAAGCATTAGTTGATGTTGGTAAAAAAATAGTCACCACAGCAATTTTTGGAATCGCAACCGGTGGATTATCACATGGAGTTTTACCATTTGCACAACATTTGGCAGTAGAGTTTGTTCCTCATATTATTGCAGAAACATTAGCAATGGGAGCAGGAAAAGCAGCATTATTTGCAGATGTAAATGAAGAAGAACGATTACTTATGTTATTTTCAGATAAAATAGCAGATGGTTTAGAAAATATGGAAATTCCTGCAGATGTAATGGAGAAAGCAATAGATTCGTACAACGAAAAACAAAATGTATCCGAAATGAGTCATTCTCAATTAAATCAAATTGAGAAATATGCAGAGAAACAACTATCACCAGAAGATATTGAATTTACTAAACACTTCTTTGATAGAGTAAATGATACTCGTAATGGTAAAGAAATATCAGAACCAGAATTGACAGGATTTTTTAAGAGATTAGCACGTCATAAAAAAGAATTTAAAGAGTTTTTAGAAAAGTATAATCAAATTGTTGTTAAAGACAAGAGATATGATATAAACATTCCATTTGTTAAACAAGCAAATCAAATTATTGCAAAAACAGTAATGAGAAAGGATGATTTCAAAACATCTAACCCAACTCTTTCCGTTGAAATTGCAGTTCAAGTGGATAAAATACCTGGCGGATTGGCAAAAGGATTATCTTTAAGTGATATTGCTACAAAACATAATGTATCAATTGAAGATATAACCGATGAGTTCAAAAAAGGATATAAAGTTGAAAGAGAACATACAACTGATAGTGATGTTGCAAAGGAAATAGCGTTAGACCATCTTTTTGAAGACCCAAAATATTATACAAACCTAGCATCAATTGAAGAAGGTAGAGTTCCACAAAGTTTTAACTATGGAACTGGTTGGGATTACCATACTGCAATCGGAACTAATCCAAACAAATATAGAGGTAAAACCAATTTCCCAACAAAAGATTCAGGACAACCAGATTTAGAAGATGATGATATAAATGAACTTACTAAGGGTGAAATATTTGCAGGAACTATAAAAATTGGTGGTCAACCGGTTAAAATAGAAGTTGAATTATTGGGTTCAAATAATAAAACAAAAGTATTCATAACTAAAGTAGTTCATATAGATAGTAAATATCGTTCTAAATTACCTGCAAACGGGGTATTAGAAATACCTGCTAGAATATTTAGAACTCCTGGTGGTGGTTGGTATAAAGTAAAAACACCTAAAGCATTTGAATCAATAAATTCAAAAAATCATAAAGCAGAAACTGATGTTGAGCATAATTTTATGCATCATCACAAAACCTCTACATATGCACCGGATTATGGACATCCTGCAGAATTAGATACAATTGATTTTGATGATAAAAGAAAAAAACAACCTGGTCATCAAACTGATACAAAAGATGATGAAGATAGAGGATATGAACCAGTAAAAGAAGTAATAATAAATGAAGGTGGTGCATATGGACATATGAATCATCCATTTGATACTGAAATCAATTTAACATTTGGTCAATTAAAAGATATTGTAAATCGTGCATTAGAAGGTAATTTAGAATTAGCTAGAGAGAAGACCGATGGACAGGCATTAGCAATCAGTTGGGTAAATGGTAAGTTAGTTGCAGCTCGTAATAAATCACACTTAGCAAATAGAGGTGCAAATGCATTAGATATTAGTGGTGTTGCTACTAAGTTTGCTGGAAGAGGTGAATTAGAAAAAGCATATAACTTTGCAATGAAAGATTTAACAAAGGCTATATCATCACTATCAGATAAACAAAAAGAAAAGATTTTTAAGAATGGTGCATGTTTTATGAATATTGAGGTGATATACCCAACATCGGTAAACGTTATACCATATGGTCAACCTTTATTAGTATTTCACGGAACTATGGAGTATGATGAAAGTGGTAACGCAGTAGGTGAATCTGCAGAAGCAGGTAGAGTATTGGGTGGTATGATTAAACAAATCGAACAGAATGTACAAGATAATTACACTTTACAAGGACCACCTGTATTAAAATTACCGAAATCACAAGACCTTTCATCTAAGAAACCAAAGTATCTTGCTAAAATATCTAAATTACAAAAAGAATTTGGATTAGGTGATACTGCCGGTGTTGCTGAATATCATCAAGCGTGGTGGGAAAACTATGTAGATAAAAAATCACCATCAACATTAGATAATACCACTAAAATTGGATTGGTAAAGAGATGGGCATTCGGTGATAAAGGATTCCGTATTGATAAGAATACAATTGTGGATGAGAAAACACTTGCTTGGGCAACTAAGATGGATAAGGAAGACCAAAAAGGAATTGCAAAAGATAATCTAATGAAATTCGAAGATATTTTCTTAGGAGTAGGTGCAGAAGTTCTACAATTCACATCATCAGTATTGACAGTAAATCCTGACAAGGCTGTTAGAGATATGAAAAAGAGATTAGACCAAACTATCAAAGATGTAGAAGCAAGTGGTGACCCTAAAAAAATAGAAAAATTAAAATTAGAATTAAAAAGATTGAATGCAATCGGTGGACCATCTAAAATAGTTCCAATTGAAGGTATTGTATTCATATACAACGGACAAACGTTCAAACTAACTGGTGCGTTCGCATCATTAAATCAACTTTTGGGTATTTTTTACTAAAAATAACTCTTTCGCCATATTTATCTATATTAAAATAAAAACCTAATATATAATAATAATGGCGAAAGAGTTTAAAAAGAAATATATGCATCCAACTCGTAGAAAGTTGGTTGATATGGTGTTACATGGTTCTGATTATGAAACTAATACCACATTAGGATGGAACGCCGATAAGATTGAACGTAAAGTTGGTGATGTTTGGGAAGACGAACATCATAGATATGAAAAGAAAGAAGGATTTACTTTAAAGACTTCTAAAAATTCAGAAGCATTTGAAGAACTTCGTAAATGGCGAGATGAGCAATCTCAATGCAAAAGTCCAAATTGTAAAACAATCAAATTTACACCTACTCACAAAACTCTAATCAAAAAAACAGGTTATTGTGCTAATTGTTTAGCAGAAATCGAAACTAAAATTCGTGCATTAGGATTTTGGGAACAATATGAGGATTATAAAATATATACTCGTATGTTGATTGATGGTAAAATTAAATTAGAAGAACTTCAACAAGCATATAGTGATGTAAAACCATTTTACGAATATGTGAATGAAGATGGAACTACTGAAAAATGGGAATTACCACAATCAGTAGATGAAGTTAAAGCGGATTTGATGGAAATGATTGAGTTCGGTAAAGAAGAACTTATTAAAGTAGAAGAATTTCGTAATAAAGCATTTGAAATTTTAAAAGAAAACAAATTGGAACATTATTTGTAATATGGCAGGTGCATCATTAAAAGATATTATAAAGATTGAGTATCAGAAATGTGCTGGTGACCCGATTTATTTCATGCGTAAGTATTGTATGATTCAACATCCGGTACGAGGTAAGATTCCATTTCACTTATATCCTTTCCAAGAGGATACTCTTACTGATTTTAAGGATAATCGTTACAACATCGTTCTTAAATCCCGTCAGACAGGTATATCAACCTTAGTTGCGGGGTTCTCATTATGGAAGATGTTGTTTAATCAAGATTTTAACGTATTGGTAATTGCAACTAAACAAGAAGTTGCTAAAAACCTTATCACAAAGATTAGGGTAATGAACCAATACTTACCAAGTTGGTTAAAACAAACAACAGTTGAAGATAATAAACTTTCATTACGATATTCAAATGGTTCACAGGCAAAAGCAACTTCTGCAGCAGGAGATGCGGGTCGTTCTGAAGCCTTATCACTCTTAGTATTTGACGAGGCTGCGTTCATCGATAGTATTGAAGAGATTTGGATTTCTGCACAATCTACTTTATCAACGGGTGGTAATGCAATTATCCTTTCTACACCTAATGGTGTGGGTAATTTCTTTCATAGAACGTGGGTAGGTGCAGAAGAAGGTAGAAATGGTTTCAATACAATTCGTTTACACTGGTCAGTTCACCCTGAGCGTGGACAAGCATGGAGAGATGAACAAGAAAGGTTATTAGGACCTAAAGGTGCTGCACAAGAGTGTGATTGTGACTTTGTAAGTTCCGGTGATACTGTCATTGACCCTGCATTATTACAATTTTATAGAGAAACGTATTGTCAAGAACCTTTAGAGAAGACCGGGTTCGATGGAAATCTTTGGAAATGGGAATATCCAGATTACAATCAATCATATATGGTAGTTGCCGACGTTGCTCGTGGCGATGGAGCCGATTATTCTACTGCACAAGTATTTGATGTAGTGAATTCAACGCAAGTTGCTGAGTATAAAGGTAAATTAGATACAAAAGATTTTGGAAACTTCTTAGTTTCATTATCAACTGATTACAACAACGCATTATTAGTTGTGGAGAACGCAAATATTGGTTGGGCGGTTATCCAACAAGTAATTGATAGAGGATATGGAAACTTATTTTATATGAGTAAGGATTTAAAATATGTAGATGTTGCTCATCAAATGACAAATAAGTTCCGAGCAGAAGAAAGAGGTATGGTTGCTGGGTTCTCTACTACCTCTAAAACCCGTCCATTAATTATTTCTAAGTTAGATGATTACCTAAGAGAGAAATCCTTTACAATCCGTTCTACAAGGTTGATAGATGAGTTATTTACATTTATATGGAATGGTAATCGTGCTGAAGCAATGAAAGGATATAATGATGACTTGGTAATGTCTCTTTCAATTGGTTTATGGGTTAGAGATACTGCATTAAGATTAAGACAAGAAGGTATAGATTTAACTAAACAGGCTTTGGGTGGTATAAATCAAAGTGTAACCGATATTGGTGGGTTTGGTGGTAATAGTTCATTTGATGAAAATCCATGGCAAATGAGAGTTGGTAATCAATCCGAAGATTTATCGTGGTTAATAAAATAATCAAATAAAAAAATGTATATATTTATAGTGTATAGGAGAAATATATCATGATAAAGTTAAAAAACATAATCAAAGAGGAAGTGGAAGATTATCCATTTGACCAACCAGAACACAATTTTTTGGATTACGATGAATTAGATGTGGAAGATGAAGATGAAGAAGATTTTTTAAATTTTCTAAAATCTTACACAACCGAATTACAAGAAGCAAATTGTAATTGTGTTTACGAAGCGGAATATCAAGGTAGAGAAGTGAAATTGGGTAAACCAATGCAAGGTGATGTTAAGAAGTTTAAAGTTTATGTTAAAAACCCAAAGACAGGAAAAGTAGTTAAAGTAAATTTCGGTCAACCGGGAATGAACATTAAGAAAAATAATCCTGAAAGAAGAAAATCTTTTAGAGCAAGACATAATTGTGACCAACCAGGTCCAAGAACAAAAGCTAGATATTGGTCTTGCAGAAAATGGTAAAATAATAAAATATGGCAGATACTTCATTTTTTGGTAGGTTAAGAAAACTCTTTTCCCAAAAGGCTATCGTTACTGTTACGCCCGATGGTAAAAGAAAAGTTTTTGATTTTGATGAAAGACAAGAAACTAACCTATCATCATTAAGAGATAGATACACAAAACTACAAAAATCTTTTTACGAACAAGCTGGTGGTGCACAATCAATGGCGTATCAACAAGTTCGTAGAGAAGTATTTAGAGATTATGATGCAATGGACCAAGACCCAATTATTGCATCTGCATTAGATATTTACGCTGATGAATCTACATTAAAAAATGAATTCGGTGAAATGTTGATTATTCGTTCTGATAATCCACGTGTTCAAGAATTATTAGAAAACTTATACTATGATATTTTAAATATCGAATTTACTCTTTGGCCATGGGTTCGCAATATGTGTAAGTATGGTGATTTCTTTTTGGGATTAGAAATAGCAGAGGGTAAGGGTATTGTAAATGTTACTCCATATTCACAATATAATACCGAACGAATTGAGGGACATGACCCAACCAATCCACATATGGTTAAATTCAGAGTAATGGATGATGCTATTGGTAAAGTAGATTATGATAATTTTGAAATGGCTCACTTCCGTCTATTATCAGATACTAACTGGTTACCTTATGGTAAATCTATGGTTGAGAATGGTAGAAGATTATGGAAACAATTGAGTTTAATGGAAGATGCGATGTTAATCCATCGTATTATGAGAGCACCAGAAAAAAGAGTGTTTAAAATCGATATAGGTAATATCAATCCTACCGAAGTTGACAACTACATGCAAAAAATCATCAGTAAGATGAAAAAAGTTCCTTTTGTAAATAAGGATACTGGTGATTATAACTTAAAATATAATATGCAAAACTTAACGGAAGATTTTTATCTACCGGTAAGAGGTGGTGATAGTGGAACTAACATCGAAAACCTAAGTGGTTTAGAGTACACGGCAACCGAAGATATTGAATACTTAAAGGGTAAATTATTTGCTGCATTAAAAATTCCAAAAGCATATTTGGGATATGAAGAAAATGTAAATGGTAAAGCAACCCTTGCAGCAGAAGACGTTCGTTTCGCTAGAACAATCGAAAGAATACAAAGAACAATTATATCAGAATTATCAAGAATCGGTGTAATACATTTATATGGTAATGGAATACAGGATTCAGAAATGGCTAATTTTGAAATTCAATTAGTAAATCCTTCAACAATTTATGAGCAAGAAAAAGTAAACTTATGGTCTGAAAAGATTCGTTTGGCTACTGATATGCAATCTTTAAAAATGTTGTCAAAAGATTGGATTTACGATAATATTTTCAAAATGTCTGAAACGGAACAAACAGAACAACGTGGTAAGATTGTAGAAGATTTAAAAGATACATTCCGTTATAATTCAATTGAAAATGATGGTAATGACCCTGCAAACCCACCACAACAAACCGATGTTGAAGAAAGTTTAGAAAATTTAAAAACTGAACTTAGTGCTAAAGTGGGAAGACCACGAGAAGGTAATACATATGGTAAAGATAAACATCCTTATGGAAGAGACCCATTAGGTGATAATGAAAGAACAGGAAAACGTAGTCGAACATCAGAACATAAAGCTAAAAGTTTTATCAATGGGATTTCATCAAAACGTAAATATCTACACGAAACAAAAGATATGTTAGATGAGACTAATATTATCGATGATACGGAAAAATTCATTTAACTTATAATTTTTAATATTTATATACAGAAATTTTGAGTCTATCAAAATAAGGATTAACAAATGAGAAAAATAAAACATTCGAAATTCAAAAATACAGGATTCCTATTTGAGTTATTAACACGTCAAATAACGTTGGAAATATTAAACAACGCACCTGAAGAAAAAGCTAAAAAAATCGTGCAAGAATTTTTTGGTGGAAAAACTGAAATGGCTAAAGAATTACGTTTATTCAATTTATTGGTAAACGAAAAATATAATTCTGAATCTAAAGCAGAAAAGTATATTGATGCTATTATAGAAACTCGTACAAAATTGGATGAAACAAAATTAGCAAGAGAAAAGTATAATCTTGTTAAAGCAATAAAAGAGAATTTTGAATTAGATTCATTCTTATCATCACCTGTATCTAACTACAAAGTATTAGCATCTGTTCATAAGATATTTGAAGCAAAAGTACAAGATGTAACTAATGTTAAAGACGTATTTGATGCTAAATTAACGTTAATCGAACATATATCAAG